CGTTCACCATCTCCTTGCCGGTCGTGGTGGTGGTCTCGGTGATGCGGTCTTTGATCTTGCCGGAGCTGTCCTTGACCTTCTCGGTAAGGGTCTGGATGCTGGTGGTCACAGCGCCCAGCGCATTCTGTGCGGTGGTGGTAGCCGTGCTGGAGATGGACGAAATGACCGTTTCGGTGGTGGACTTGGAACCGGATTTTTTTCCGGTTGATCCAGAAGGGCTTGTGGTGATGGAGCTGCTGTTGGTTTCTTTTATTCCGTACTGCTTTTTCAGACGCTCGCCGTATTCTTTCCAGTAGTCTGTGTCTTTTTTGCCGGCCTTTCTGTTTTGGTAGTCGTTGTTAAAAGCTTTCTGGTAGACAGCATCCCAGTCGCCGTGGAAAATGCCTATTTCTCCGCTTTTCAGCGCGTCAAAGACAGCTTTCAGGCCAACAGCAGAAGATTTGGCCTTGTCAATGACGGTGGTAAGACCTGTTATTTTCCCGATAAGGCCACTCCATCCGTCAAGCTTATAAGCTTCCTGTGCTGCGACGACCATGTCGTTCAGCTTGCCAATAGCAACGCCGATTCCGCTGCTCAAGTCACCTGTCATAAGACCGGCCAACTGCTTCACGTTATCCTTTAAGGTGGATACACGCCCGTTCATAGTCTGGCTCTGGGTGTCCATGCTGTTGTAGTAACGCCCGCCCTCTTCGGATGCGGCCTGCAGGGCCTGCGTCAGCAGATCATAACTGATGGTCATGTTCTGCACTTCGGCGGTGGACTTGCCTGTGTAGTCGGCCAGAATTCCGTATACGTCGATGCCGGCATAAGCAAACTGCTTGATATCGGCCGCTGTAGCCTTGCCGGTGTTGGCGATCTGCTGCAGGTTCTGGGACATGCGGTTCAGCTCGTCGTTGCCGCCACCGGTCGCAGAGACTGCGTCGCCCAGTGCCATGATGGTATTGCGCGCATAGGAAGCGTTCTCGCCCGCAGAGATCAGGTACTGGTTGGCCTGTGTCAGGCTCGCCACGTCAAAGGGGGTTTTCGCCGCGTCTTCCTGGATCTGGCTCATGACCTGCTGGGCAGCTTCCGCGCTGCCCAACATATTGGTAAAGCCGGTGGTGTATTTCTCGATCTGGGCGTTATACTCAATGCCGGAAGAGATGAACCCCTCTGCGGCACTGAGTGCAGCGGAGCCGAGCTTCGAGAAAACGTTCGCCATGACCGTGCCCTGCGCAATGGCACCGGCCAGAGATTCACCCGAGGATTTAATCTTGCTTTCAAAATTGACGAGACCGCTGTTTGTCTTTTTTAAAGCTTTTTCCAGATTTGAAACTTCTGTCTGCGCGGATTTCCACTCTTTGCTGAGTTCTTTTGTCGCTTTGGAATTTGCTCCAGTCTTTTGAACTGATTCATCATATTGACGGCCCAGCTCTCTAACGCGAGCTTGAGCCTTGGCGTACTGGCTTGAAAGTTCGGTGACAGTTTTCTTTGTTTCTGACTGTACAGATCTGACAGCGTTTTCGTAAGCCGATGTATCCAACCCCAGAACTGCGCTCAATTCAAAAAGTTTCAGGTTCCATCACCCCCGTTCAAGCCATTTTTAATGCGTGCTATCACTTCATCAGCGGACGGCTGCGGCGGCTGTGGACGGTTTTCCACAAGGCTTGCCACCATGTCGTACCACCGCTCTTCCGCGCCTATAAGGTGTGCCAGAGCGTCCGTCATGTACGCCTGATAGCTGAGCGTGATGCGCTCTTGCCGCAAAGTGTTCAGGCAGTGCTGCAAAATGTACGGCCTGCCGAACAGCCGCAGCGCGTCCGGGCTGATGGAAGAAATCAGGCGTCTGTACCCGCCAGCACCAACGGCAGACACCAGAGCAAAAAATCCATCACATCATCGTTGTTCAGCAGTTCTTTTACCGCGCGCATCTTCTTGAACGGGCCGATATTTTCAACCACCCCGTTTTCATCCACGTCCGGCTCATAGAGCAGCGGAAGCAGCTTTGCGGTGGCAGCGGCATTGTCGAACAGCAAGCTTTTTGCCATAGCCTGAATGTTCTTTTTTGCCTGTTCCTTCTTCTTCTGTTCCAACTCCTCCGGCGTTTCATCGCCGGTCAGGACCGGCAAAACCTTGCGCAGCTCCATAATCTTGGATTTTTCCAAGACCTCCTCTGCCACACCGGCGATCTGCCAGCAGTGGCGCAGAAACTCTTCATCGGGCAACTCTGTCAAAAATTTCATGCGGTGTCCTCCTTATGCTGCGGCCTTGGGGCTGTAGTAAAACTCCATCGGCACCACATCGCTGCCCAGCCGGGGGCAGCCGGTCAGGGTGACTGCAATGTTGCCTTTTCCCTTGTCGGTCGTCTTCAGGGTCAAGCCGCCGGTGGAGAGTGCATTCATCAGCCTGACGGCCACAAAGCCGCCGTCGATGGTATCGCCCACCCACCAGATGTCCTTGAAGTCGCCGGTGCTGGCAGTGGGATCCAGCGTCATGCGGGGCGTGACTTTCTTGTCGCTCACATCCGCAGCGCCCAGCGCCAGCTTGATAACGTCAGTGGTTGCATTCAGGGCCGTAAAGGCCAGCGTGCAGTCGTAGTCCTCGATCTGCATCAGCTCTGCGGTGTTCTTCTGGGCGTTGTCCACGTCCGCGCCCAGATCGGTGAAGTTTGCCTTGCAGGTCGCGGTGATGCCGCCGGTGGTGGCGGTGATAATGTCTGCGTCCTGCACTTCGGTCGTTCCGGTCACGTCAAACTTGTTGACCACGATTCCGGAATTGAACTGCATGGACTTGAACGCTTCCTGCGAAATTTTGGAAAATTTTCTTCCCATATTGCTCCTTTACTCACGGTATAAGCCGTGTAAGTTCAAAAATAAGGTATTCGCACAGATACCCTTCAGGCGTGTTGTTGAGTGGCTGCGCCCAATCTTTATCGTCTTTGTCCAAAAGAATAGCGCCGCCCTCGCACTCGATTTTTAAACCGCCTCTTGGGATGGCCGCGCTGATCGTATCTTCTGTTTGCAGAATGGGGGCTCTGCCGCCCTTGCTGGGGTACCACAGCCGGGCGTGGAAGGATGTCGTTTCGTTCCACCCGCCGGGGATGGTGGGCTTGTAGGTCAGATAGGGCAGTGAAGCGGCAGGAGGGATGTTATCTTCCAGATAGCCCGGGATGCCAAAGCCGTTAAAAAATGTGTTCAGAGCCCGGTTGATGCTCTCAGACGGTCCCATTACGGCAGCACCGCCTTTTTGCACTTGACGGCCCGCAGACCCATGCCGGATTCCGGCGGGGCGTTTCCCTCATCGGCTGCGCTCGTCACCTGAAAGGTCTGCCCGTCGCTCACCCGCTTGATGTAGTCCAGGAAGGCCAGCGGAACGCCGGTGCCAACAAGCAGCGTGTAGGTAGATGCCGTGTCAGCCTTCTCCGCCACCTGTGCTTCCACTGTGGTGTCGTGGCGCTCCACGGCCTCAAACTCGGGGCCGTCCGCCCAGCCGGACACGAAGCCGCCCACGCCGTCCGGCTCATAGCTTCGGGTCTGAAAACAAAATTTTTTGGTGAAGCTCTGCATCACGGTGGATGCAGTGAACGAATTGACCATGTCACATCTTCCTCCACTGATTGATCTCGGATTTATAGCGGGTCTTGCCGTCAGCGGGCAGCCCGTCCGTGCCTGTAGCCATCGTGCCAGACCACCCGGCAAAGGACTGGGACACATACACGCCACCGGCGGGCAGCGCCTTATCGTATGCGTCGATTTTTTCAGCCAGCGCCACAAAATCAGGCGGCACGCGCATAGGCTGCACCGTCCCGGTGAAAGTCTCGGCGGTCAGATCGCCGTCCCCGGCCTTGTGCACGCCGTCGTTGAAGATGGAGCCGCACACGAGGAAATACTGCCCCGGCACTACCCCGGCGGGAACGGTGTCCGGCTCAAAGGCAAACTCGCCTGCAATGGGGTCGTCTGCCCGGTCAAAAAAATTGTGCGTGTAAACGCACAGCTCAGGGACGGTCATGCAAAGTCACCCCCTTGCAGGTTAGACCGATTCACCCGGGGTAATGGTCTCGACAGCGATACCGTCCAGATACTCAGCAAACAGGGTCACGCCCATAATGGCGTAGCTTTCGGAGGTTGCGGTGCTGTAGTTTGCCTGAGTGTGGAAGCCGATGAGGTTGCTTGCCTCGCCTGCGGTCCGGTAGACCAGACCTGCGCGGGCAAACTCGCTATCCGCAGGATCCACATAGTACATGACGATGTTGTCTACCGGGGTGGCAATAACCTTTCCCTTCGCAATCTCACTGTCGGACAGCAGGAAGATGGTGTTGTAGCCCATGAAGTCCTTGATATACTGGAAGCCGAACTGGTTCTGCACGGTGATATTGGCATTGCCCAGATAGTCGTACACGTCCATCACGTTGACAAAGCCAACAACGCCGGTCACGGTGCGATGCATGGTCTTGAACTTGTTCTCGACCGCGCCCTTGGCATGTGCCAGCGCCATCTGGAAGGTCTTGGGAGTGCCCTTCAGGGTGCCGGTGTTCAGGAACTTGTAGAACTTATCCGTTACCAGAGCGGTCAGGTCGTACAGGAACTCATCATCGGTCTTCTGCACGGCAACATCGTAGCCGTAATTCTGGATCGCCTCAAGGGTGACAGACTTGCCGTACTTGTCGATGGTGATCTTGCCGTACTCCTTCTCCTTGACGGTGTACTTGCTGAACGGGATCTCTTCGCCCTCGCCCACGGTGCCGCTCTGCAGGGTGCCCTGGGCGTACTTGCTCTTCAGCACGGTGCCGGGCTGCATCCGGATAGGGCGCATGATGCCCAGAATGGTGCGCAGATGGTCCCAGTTGCGCTGGAAACGGGTCACAAAGTCGATTTCACGCGCGGCTACGGTGATATCGGTGGTCATGGTGATATTTTCTTTTGCTGCCATGTATTAGTCCTTTCCGCCGCCTGTAAACAGGTCGGCATTTGCAGCAATCGCGGCCTGGCGTTCGCCAGCGTCCTTGATTGCAAAAATTTGGTCTTTGGTCATTTTGGAGCCGGTGTTTGTGGGCGGGGTGTCCACCTTCGCGCCGGTGGTGGTCGTAGTGCCTACGAAGTCGCTCCAATCAGCTTTCAGGCTGTCGGCGTGCTTCTTGGCATCCTTGACCTCGCCCTTATCGTCCAGCTCCAGTTTGTCGATGTCCTCGCCAGACAGCCGCACAACGCGGTCTGCGTACTTGTCCAGCACCCCGGCGGTCTTCAGCAGCTCCCGGAACTTGGCTTCCTTGGCTGCGTGGGTGTCCTTCTGGGTCTGCTGGGCCTTGTAGTCGGTCAAAGCCTTTTCTGCGGCCTGCTTGCCTCCGTTGGCCTCGTCCCGCTCCTTCTCGGCCTTGGCGGTCGCGGCCTTGGCGTCATCCAGCTGGTTCTGAAGAGCGTCCGTTTCGGTGTGCAGCATGTCCAGAATCTTCTTCATCTTGCCGCTGACGTCCACGGTCTCATCCTCCAGAATCGCGCGGAGGTCTTTTCTCTCAAGTGCCATGTGATAGTCCTTTCTGCCCTTGCTCGGGCTGCCATGCTTGGCAATAAGGTTTATTTGCCGGACGTGCTGCCGGTGTGGTGCCGCCTGTGGGGCTTGAACCCACGGCCCCAGGATTAAAAGTCCGGTGCTCTGCCAGACTGAGCTAAAACGGCATAAAAAACCACTATGAAGCCTTTTTCGGGGCACATAGTGGTTAAAATGGGGGATTTCCGTGAATGACTTTTACGGCTTCACCTCCACACTGGGCAGGATGTCAGTGTGGAAATAGAGCTTGTAGTGGTAGGGGTCGGTATGGGTGCCGGTGATGTCCTCCACCACATACATGGTGTAGTCGTTCAGATAGATGTAGTTCTTGCGGTAGGAATCCGGGCCGACTTTCACCGTGCAGACCAGTTCATTGTTTGAGTTGTTGGAGATGGACATATAGCCCTCGGCTTCCATGATGACCTTATCCGTGCGGGCGTTGTAGACGGTGATCTTGCGTTCACTCTCAAAGTAATCGGCCTGCTTGGAGATGTTGGCGTTCGCCTTGTCAGCCTCAGAGCAGCCGCACAGACACAACACGACCAAAAGTGTAATTACTGCAAAAATCTTTTTCATGTTTATTCTCCTTTGCAAAAATCCAAGCCTTCTTTGATAACAGTTACCTCTTCTTTGCTGAATATCGGCTTATCCGCGTCAACCGATACCGTTATCTCAACCTTTGCTCTACCCTCGCCATAAACCAAATCGCAAAGGGCTTGCAAGTTTTTAGTGGCTTCTTTTCCTTCCTCTAAAAACTTTTTCCTCAGCACTTCTTTTTCTCCGCAGCTCTCGATTGTTAAGAGCTTCTTTTTGGTTTCCTCAATATCTTTTTCTGCCTGTTCTGCAATAGAGAGCCCTCTTTCTTTGAGAAAACAATGCATTGTGAGCAAATCTTCAAGTCTCTCTTTTTCTGTCATGTTATTCTCCCTTCTCTGCTTCCTCCACGGCGATCTGCCGCAGCTCGTCAATATGTTTTTCCACCGCTGGGCGCAGGAAAGGGCGGGCTTTCATGCCCCGGGTAAAGTGCCACTTGCCGTTAAAGTCCTTCCAGACCCACGGCGTTTTTCGTCCGTTGCCCTTCTCGGCAAAAACACCTGTGCCCAGCTCCACATAGACGCTGTAAAAGAGATTCGACCCGATGGTCACGGTCTTTTTGGCAAGGTCTACGGCAAAAGTCAGGCTTTGCTTGAGCGCACCGCCCACATAGCCCTCGATGCCCGTGCTGTCTGCCGTGCCGGTGGGTACAAGAAGCTGGGCATAGTCCTGCACCTTCATTCCCCAAATGGTCAGCACACGCTCCGCCCACGAATCCAGCGCTTCATGCAGCTGCGGTGTGTTGTCGGTGAATTTGATGTCGTAGTTAAAGTTCATGGTTTATCGTTTGTTTCTGCTTCCTGGGGCTCGACGTTTTGGAATTATAGTTTCCGTATGTTTTGCGTCTGTGCCGATAATTTTTCTGTATTTACCATCAGGAGAGACAACAAGTGTTTTGGTCACGTCTGAAATTCTTTCAATAATGCCTTCGTCTCTATCAAAATGTTGTCTTTGCTTAAAAGACATATACACAATGTCTCCTCTACCTTTTTTGAACGTCACATCTCCAATAATGTCCCAAACATTCTTTGCTCTTTCCCCCATTTGGTTAATCGCCTGTTTCTGTCCTTGCGTAAATCCTCCGCCAGCTCTCGCAGAGCTGCCCGAACCTCTTTTACTCACGGTAATGCCTCCTTTCGTATTGAAATGGCTTGAACTCGGTCATAGCCCATCAAAATTTCATATCTATTTCTTACGCTTCCACGATTTTGTAGCGCCGTCCCAAGAAAGGCCGTGTTCTTTCGCTTCTGCTCGCATACTGTAAGTCTGGCCGCTGATAGACTGCACCTTGTCACAGTTGATGCCGAAAGACTCTCCATCAACAGCGCCCGCCTGAACATTGTACGTCAGATAGTTGGTTTTGTTGGTTTTCGCGGTCTTTTCTTTTGTGTCTGGCTGTGCATACTCGAATGTTAAGTTGCCCTTTCCGTCCGTGGTAGCCTCCAGCACCTCTGTATCATACCGTCCACGTGACCACCCACGGCCCTCAATGTAGCGGGCCTCTATCGTTCTTTTTGCGCCGCCTGCAATGGTACCATCTTTGCTACCGCCCATGCGGGTGCTGCCGGAGCCGCTACCTCTTTTGCTCATATCGATACCCCTTCCGTTCAAATTCAAACGGCTTGATTTTGGTCACGTTCCAGTCAAATTCTGCCGGGCATTTTCCGTACCACAAAACACTTGTCGGTTTGAGCCTGTCCAGCGCCACACGGCAGTGTTTTGCGAAGCATTCCGCTTCGTATGGGTCAGATTGCGTGCCGTGGCTCGAAATGCTCACGATGGCGTTTCTGGGATCACCGTCAAAACACCAGTCATAACTTTGCTCGCCGCACCAGCAGAGCGTTGGAATGACGTGGATGCCGTGCGCCTGCCAGTATGCAGCCAGCCAGTGCTTTTTGTAGTGCATGAAAAGCTGCACCGCAAGCGGCATATCGCTGTAAAGCGAAAAATCCGGCGAACATACCGCACCGAACTGCTGCAAAAGGGGAATGTATTTGTCTGGGTTGTTCCAAAACCGTTCAAACTGGTAATCGTCCTTGTAAAAATGCACGCCTTTTGTGGCCTTTTCTTTGGCTGTCAGCGCATAATTGACCGGGATCCATTCCAGTTTGTCAATGCGGATGTCCGTTTCCGGCTTGATAGCAGGGATGCCGTACTTACCAACACCGGGAAGTATCATTCTCTCGGTGTTTTCCATCGGAAGAATCACGGTTCATCCCTTCTTTCTTTTTCTGAATCCTTCCATTGTCCTAATAAGGCGTTTGTGTGCTCCATGCGGCTTTGCGCCATTTCCGTAGGAAGGCCGCGCGTGTTTTGGCTTAATGTAACCACACGGGGGCTTAAAATCACGGCAAAAGTTCAAGAAAAAGTCATCGTTGATTATGACAATCCCAAACTTCTTATTTTTCATGCTTTGCGCTCTCCTTTCTCCGTTTTCTCTCTTCCGCCCACCACATTTGCTCGACTTCTTTGCCACCCTTGGATTTATACCACTCGGTGTAGGCCATAGCCGGAACCGCTTTCTTTACGGCTACCTTGATTGGCTTTCCCTTGGCATTTACCATGCCTGTATCCTCATATGTGACAATGTTGTCCCGTTGCATGGCGTTCTGCCGGGGGTACTTGACCAGCGTAGAGGACAGCACACAGCGGCAGTGGTAAACCATCTCCGGGGCGGCGTTTGGGTCTCCGGGGCGCTGAATCTCGTAGCCCATGACCTTGAACGGCTCGTCGAGGTCGGCGGTCTGCTGATCCAGCAGGCGGTGCATCTCACGGGTGCGGTAGTCGTGGGTGGAGTTCCACCGCTTTTTGACCTCGATGCCAAGAGCCTGGGCGTTGCGCATCTGCTGCAAAGCCCCGGCGTTCTGGGCGCTGGTAAGGGCTGTGATGGCGTTGTTCATGGCCCAGTGGATCTCCGTATCAGCCATGTCGTTGACGGCCTGCACGGCAATGTCGTGGACGCTCTTGCCCTGCACGATGCCCTGCATGACGTATCGGTTGAATATCTTTGCATCATAGGTTTTGTTGCTCTCGCTTTTGATACGCTTGTTTGGCACAAGCCGGGGGCGCTCCTGCAAAAGCAGACGCACTGCCTCGGTGTTGTACAGGGTCAGGCCGAACGTCACGCCTGCGGCCTGCTCCAGCTCGTAGAAAGCCCAGTTTGCGCCAAAGGAAAAGATGTTGTATTGCTCGTCCCGGGCTAGCTTGTAAGCCGTCTCTTGGGCTGTGGTGCAAGTCTGCGTGATGCCGTCCAGCTTCTGGCGCATCAAATCGGACTGAAAGACCTGATTTTGCAGCCAGATGCGGTAATCCTCTTCGGTGATCTCGCCCGCATCCAGCTGCGCCCGCTTGCGTTCGTCCAGCGCTTTGTACTTGGCTAAAAACTCGGTCAGCTGCTCCTGCATCTCCCGGCGGGCAGTGCCGTACACCCGGAGGATACGGCGGCGCAGGCGGTTCAGCTGGCGGGTAGAAATGCGGTCACGGTCGGTCATAAGCCAATCGCCTGCGCAACAGCCAGAAACAGCCCGGCAACAATCGCAATGTCAGCAACAAAAAGGATTGCATCGGCCATTCTATCTGGGTCATGTCTCATTTTTTGCCCCTTCTTTCTCGTCCACGGTCTCCCGTGTTGCGCTCTCTGCCATCAGCGCCGCCTTAGCCTGCTCCTTTTGTTCCGGGGTCAGGTTTGGCAGCAGGTCAATGGCCATGTCCTGCCCGATGATCGGTGCCTCAGAAATCACCGTTGCGACCTGTTCAGCTGTGTTGGTGATCTTGCTGCGGTTGAATGCCGGCATAGCGTTGTCAAAGCCAGCCAGTGCGCAGATCTGCCGGATGAACGGCTTGACCTGCGCCTCGAAGTCGTCCGCGTTCTGGTTCAGCGGTTCATAGGCTGCATCCAGATGGTCGTTGGTGCTGTCTGCGCTCACACAGTGCACATCCAGACCGCCGAAGTCCTCATACACCCGGGTGTGGAGCAGCTCCAGCAGAGCCTGCCGGGCCGTCACAGGGATCTCGGTGGTGTAGGGGGTGATCTTGCCGCCCTCGCTGGTGTCTGCGCCTGCAATGTGGTACAGATTCAGCTTGACAAGGAACTCTTGCAGCTCGTCATCGGTCATGCCGTTGAAGTTTTCGCACAACCAGTAGATCTGCGAAAAGTCCTGCAAGTCGTTGCAGAAGCCGGACATCACCAGATCGGTGTTGTCGATGTAGGCTTTCAGCCCCACAAGGGTGCTCTGGTGCAGGTCGGAGCCCCACAGCGGCACAATGGGAAGAGCGCTGTAGTTTTCGCCCTCCACACTTTCCAGCCCGCCACCGGGTGTGGTGACGGTCACGCTCTTGTACGCCTGCTTCAGCGTTGTCTCCTGCATCGTGCCTCCGATTTTGCTTTCCGTGTACTCGGTAAAGCCGTCCAGCTCGTACAGGATATAGTGCATATCCGTGTCAGGATTCAGCCGCCAGAAGCGCACACCCGCCTGCAAAAGGCCCGTCTTTTCATCGTACAGGGGCGCGAACTCGGTCAGCTTGAACACAACCAGATGATCGTTGTTCCAGAATCCGAAGCTCTCGCCGTGGATCAGGGCGAAATATCCGGCCTTCTGGATCTGCTCATCAAAGTTCTGCCCCAGTCTGTCCTTGTCCACGCCATCGTCTGCAAAGACCACGCCGTTGCCAAGGGAGTAGGTCGCCCGCTGCTTGTTGAGCCGCCGGAACAGATTGCTCTTGACCATATCGGGGTGTAGGATGTCCTGCTTGGTGTTTTTGGATAGGCGCTGCAGCATCGAAGCGTAAGCCTGTGCGAAGCGCTCCGCCCCCGGGTTTTTCTGGGCGTCGTACAAATCAGCGTCCAGCGCCATCTTGTAAGGCTCAGAATTGCAGTGCTGCTGCACGAACCGCCGGATGAAATCAGGCTGTTCCCCGGCGGCTTGCGCCTGCTGGAAGGTCTGGAATGTGTATACAGTGCTCAAAATCAATCCCTCAGTTTCACAAGGCGCTTTGTGCGCACGAAATAACGGATAGCGTCCATGCAGTGGTCGTTGACCTTCAGCACGGTGTCGTCTTTATCTGGATCCCAAGCGTACACGCCGAACTCTTCCAGCGTGTGCTTGCAGTTTTTGTAGATCTTCAGCCGGCCGGTCTGCAGCATGGTCTGCACGTCCAGAATGCCGCTCAGAACGTCGTTGTTTGCGGGGGTCTGGGTAAAGCCATTCTTGCGCAGCTCTGTAATCAGGGGCAGGGCAGAGGGGTCCACAATGATCCTCTCCGGCTTGAGGCCATTCAGCCACGCATTGAGGTCTGTGACGTACTCGCCCACGGTCTTTTGCCGCTTCTGTTTGCGGCCGCTGTAGTAATATTCTCGGGTGACGATCCAGCAGTCTGCATCTGCCTGCTTCTGGAACAGCAAAAAAACCGTTGCGTTCTGGGTTCCAAAGTCGCACGCCACATAGGCGCTCTTCGGGGACAGCTCGGGCAGCACGTCAATGACGTGTTTTTTCGGGTCGAACATATCGTAGACAAGGCCCTCTGCCACCGTCCACAGTCCCAGAATGTAGCGCTGGTAGAAAACTCCGCTGTACTGGCTGCGGTATCTGGCCTTGATGTCCTCGGAAAGCGACAAGTTGTCATCCATCGTAAAGTGGAGATACATCATCTTGCGGGAGCGGCATTTCCGCACCCACTCCAGATAGAACCAGTGCTGTGGGCTGCCCGGGTTGCAGTTGAACCAGAACTTTGACCCGGTGACGGAGCATCGGGCCGTGGCCTGATTGACGAAGCTCTGCGGCATCAGAGCCACCTCGTCAAAAAATGCCCCGGCAAGGGTGATGCCCTGGATCAGATCCTGGCTGCTCTCGTCTTTGCCGCCGAAAAAGTAAAATTCGTTGGTTTTGCCGCCCTTGCTGACGGTCATGCAGTTTTCTGCCCGGTGCTCCTTGACGCTGTAACCACGGGCTGCAAGCTGCTGCTTGAGCGTGCCCAGTACGTTGCGCCGAAAGCTGGCGATGGTCTTGCCGCACATGGCGAACTGCTGGCCGCTGTAGCAGGTCATAGCCCACTGGACGAACGAAAAACTCATGGCAAAGGTCTTGCCTGATCGGATAGCGCCGTCGGCGATGATGCCGTTGTATCCGCTGTATGCGCTCTGCGGTGTCCACCAGCTCAAGACCTGCTTTTGCCGCCGGCTGAGGGCTTTCCAGCGAAAACCGTTATTTTTCCGCATTGTCGTCCTCTTCCTCTGGCAGCATATCCACGTCGTCCGGCGGGCTGATGTCTGCGGCGGCGCTCAGTGCCTCCACAAGACCATCGTCCGGGGCTTCTATGCCGCTCTGATCTCCCAGCATAGCAAACTTGTCCACGATGGTTCCGAACGCCGTGGACAGCTGCGGCAGCGTCGCTTCTGCGATTTTGTCAGGGTCTGCCATCGCCTGAAGGTACAGACCGAGAAGATCCTGTGCTTCCTCGCGCTTGCTGCCTAAGTAGGAAAGCATGTCCTGTGTGTTCTGCTCTTTTTTTAAGGCGCACAAATCCGCACACTTGGGATTATCTTTCACGATTTTCCGCACGGTGCTTTCTGCCACGTCGTTCAGCTTGGCGGCTCTGGCGTAGCTTTGCAGCTGCACATAGTCAGCAACGATCTTCTTTTTTTTCCTGTCTGTCAGCCGCTTCGCACTCACCGCCACCACCTCTCTAAACTCATGCAAAAGAAAAACCGCCCGGAAGATCCGAACGGTCAGAGTATCAAAATAAGCAGCACCCGTGCATTCAGTTCGTTGGACATGCGTCAAACGGCGGGTGCTGCTGCATCCGGAACTTTCGCGGCCAGATGCCCCGCTATTGCGCGGCCCGCTCTAGGGCACGCAAGCACTCCCGGCAGGGCTCGAACCTGCAACATGCGGTTTTGGAGACCGCTGCTCTACCGCTTGAGCTACCGGAGTATAAAAGCCGCCCTTGGAATCGAACCAGCCGTGTCTACACACACGCGCCGCGCTCCAAACTGCGCTCAGACGGCCATATAAAAACAGCTCCGGTTCTCCGCCGGGGCTGTTGGTTGGCGCACATCCTGTCAGGAAAGCTCCACCTTGGCAAGGATTCTAAGGCCTTTTCTTGGCACGGGAGGTTGCACGTGCGGCCTTGCGGGTTGTCTAGTCCATGCGCCATACGGTGCGATACGGCGGAATCGAACCGCCTCCTGTCTCTCATGAGCGGCAGGCTGCCTTTGTGTCAGTGTATCGCATAGAAGCAGCCCGCGAAACGTGAAGAGAGCAAAGCCCGGTACCTGCAAGCAGAAAAGGAGGAAAATGCCAAGAAGGGACACGTTTCGGAGGCTGCGTGCATCGGTTTGCCTTTTCGGCTTTGCCGATGGTACCACAATAGCACAGATGCCGATAACAAGTAAATCCCAGAGCGTGTAAAAACAAAGCCCTCTGACGTTGTGCAAAATGTACAGGTTCAACTAAGATTCAGCTCGTTCGCGATCTCTGTCAGCTGGCTCAGGCCTTCCGAAATTGCGCGTGAAACCTGAGACGGCTTGGAATAGCCGACTTCTGCCGCGATATCGGCGTGCCGCCTGCCTTCAACATAGCACAGGATGATGCACTTACTGCGGCGGATGGATGCAGGATCGGCGTGGAGCATATAGGCGGCTTCAATGGCATTTTTCTGCATCTCGATATACCGGCATTTCAGCTCAGCCAGCTTTGCTTCTGCATCTATGGCAGCATCGCTATTGGTGCCCACCTTGTCGCTTGTTCCGGAGTGGCCGGGCGCGCCGGATGTGCTGGACGTAGTTGTTGTAGCCGCACTGCGCAGGCTTGCAATGTGCTCCTGCTGCTGGCAGATCAGTGCCCGCATTTTCGGCAGGCGTTCAAACCACGCTCGCATCTTCTGTTCATCAGTGGTCTCTCCCGGCTTCGGCGTGTCAGTGTCAGGTGTCCATGTGCGGGTCATTGGTGCTCCTTTCTTCAAAATCACAGCAATATTCGGGCGGATTTATGTATCCTTCGTCTTTGTCACTGCTCTGGCAGATATAGTGATATCCGGATTCCGACTCCCCAAATTTTCGCTTTAAGAATACGCACCGGTCGCAAAGGCAAGGTTTGTTTCGGTTGAGCCACCGCTTGAAATATTCAATTGGGTTGCCATCGCTAAGAACAAACCAGATGAAAAGCCCTGCAAGTGTTGCCATAAACAGCGTGCTTGCAACTTTAAATAGCATATCAAGCATTTTACTCCTCCATTTCTTCGATCCAAATTTCAACTCTTGGTTTTTTCTTGTCGTAGTCCACCCAGCTGCCATCGTGGGCGGCAACGATCTTGCTGTTGTCGTCCTCCAGCACGCGGGCTTTTACCAGGATGTCTGTGGTTGCCTCGATGAGGTTGGCCAGATCGACCCGGCGGGCGGTCTTCATGTAGTAGACGCACCGCACGTTTACACGGGCAGAGATGGGGCTGTGCGGCCTTTTGATTTGCCGCAGGCAGTCCGTCTCATAATCCACGTAGGCCTTGCTAGGGGCTACGAATGGGGCTCCAGAGCGTGTGCGGAGGATGCGGGCAGAGTTCTTTTTGGTGCGAGGGTCGCCGTAGAGGGTCAGGTGCATTGGTCTCCTTCTTTCATCATCTTCAGCACGTCTTCTGCGGTGCGGTAGCCCATAATGCCATTATGACCAATCAAAGGCTTTCCCATGACTTCCAGTAGCCCTTCGTTCCATCCGTAGGAATCGGGTGTGCAGATTGCAGCCCAGCGGTACTTGCCTTTTTCCGTCACCACGATTTGCTCTCCGCCTCTATATTCGTGGTCGTAAATATGCTCTACGCCCATTTCAGTGAGAGCAGCATCTAGCTTTTGCATTTCAGTCATCGCTTTTACCTCCAAACTTAGTAGTATTCAATTTCCACCAACGAGGTGGATACCAACTCAAAGCGGCCATCTCCAAGAGGGATTTGCAGGAGCTGGTACTCTCGCTCGGAAGAAAGTTTCGGGTCTGGCACCAGCTCACCAAAGCCGTCCACGGTGATGGTGTACTTCGGCTTACGCCTACCGGCATAGCCCACTTTTTCGATTTCCGGGGAATAAACTGTAACATGGTAGCAGGAGTGGTCATCAGTTTCAGTTTTAGTTTCAACATTAGCAGATGTCGAACTGCAGGATGTAAAACACAGCGTCACAATCAACAATACCGCTGACACGATAAAGCAGATCATTCTCTTTTCGGTTTTCATGCGTCACTTCTCCTCCTCAAAAGTCCCAGTCGGAAGGAACACCAAGACGGCATTCTCCATCGCCATCGTTACTGGTCGGCTTATCGAACGGGCAACCTGGGCAACCATTTCCTGTCGCCAAATAGCAACGGCAAAACCCCATCAAATAACGGGCCATTTCCTCCGGACTCATAGTGTCGGTTTCAGGGTTAGATTTCGTTTTCGGTTTCATGTTCTTCCTCCGTTCTCACAGCTTCCCGAATGCGCAGTCTGGCAAGCTCAGTTTTCGCATACCACAGCTGCCAGTTGCCAAACCATCCTTTGTGAACAAGTTTTCCGGCGCAGTAAACAAACTCCTGCTTCATCAAGTCATCAAGTGAAATGATGTAACAGCCCGGCTTGTATTTCCTGCTCATTTATTCTCCACCATCCTCATCGTTCACGATTTTCGGAATTGGCATCCAGAGCCTTACCTTTCCTCGATTATTTTCTTCCGTCCACTTTCCGTCCTTAAACTCTCTCGTTGAAACACAATCGTCCCAATGCCAAAATTTGTATACAGCAAAGTAGATTCCGTCTTTTTCTGGTTGCGAATCTTTCACGCTAATCCATCTTTGGGTCGGATTTATCGTCGGAAGCTCTTTCAGATGTTCAAGTTTAGCTTTCCACGCATCAACAGACGGAAATCGAATGCCAACTTCATCTCTCCTTGCCAAATTGATAAGCCCGGCTAGGTACTTTTCCAGCGGTTCAACGTCAACAAGTCTGCTCATCCTCGTTCACCTCTAAATTCATGGAATATGAGTTGCTTTGTCAACAGGCTTTTCCATTTCCTTCATAATCCGTTTGTGTTCTTCGATTGTCATATTGTTCGGGAAGAAACACCTGTCAACCATTTCAAACGGCTTAATATAATGGTCAAGAACATCTCGTGCTTCTTTTCGTGCCTTTTCAGCACACATTTCGATGTAATCATCTTCAGTCATGTTGTAGTCAGTAATGCAATCAACTACCGAAGAAAACCTGCACAATAGACCATTAGGCTGCCTTGCAATAAACGCTCCCATTTATCGTTCACCTCTAAATTCATTTCCGAGATACCGTTTCTTGCCACGCTCCCGGTGCTTGTCCTCATAATCACGGTGATACACGCTCTGGCTGTGGTTAAGCTCATGCACAAACGCCTTGCGCTGCTCGAAGTCTTTCTTCTCTTCCTTGTACTTCTCGCAAGTGTCGTGGCAAGCTGTGCGGCGTGATGTGCAGTTGAGACAACAAGTAATCATTCTATTAACCCCATTGTTCGGACATTGCCTGCGAATGTTTTGCTATCCTACAAGCCCATTCAATAAAATCTTCTTTGCTCATGTTGGCTTTTCCTCGATTGCATATTTTGCAACAAGGAACCACATTTTCTGCTGAGTATCCTTTTGAACTGTCTACTCGATCTATTCCGTTATGGTCATATCCTTCTTTGCAGTTTTTAGTAACCGTATGGTCGCTTTTTTCAGCTCCGCAATAAAAGCAAGGCTTCTGGATAATACTCCTAACCTCTTCATAAGAAAGATTCCACGAAATCCCTCTATCTCTTGCATGACGCTTATATTGCAAAATAATGTGATTTATAACGCCCTTGTTGTCAGGCAATCTGTTCATTTGTCTTGGTAAGCAACCACAAGATTTTGTATTACCAGTTTTCAGGTTATGTCCGAGAACCGTAATAAAATTCCCACATTCACATTTGCAAAGCCATTTTCTTTCCGTTGCTCCGCATGGCTTTTTATGTATTCCATTTTGCTTAATAACAACAAGCTTGCCAAATTTATCTCCAGACTTTATAGAAGCTCTCATACTCACTTTTTTATATCACCCCCAAGTATCTGCCATTGCTTTTGCGATTCCCGGAAAAGTTTTGGCTCTGTTCTTCGCCCGATCAGTCGTAAACATTCCTTTATTTTTTGCATCGTGTTTATGACTATACGAGCCGGACGGACACCATGTAGCAACAGGCTCTACAATGTCGGTTGCGGTCAACGGCGGCAGACCCTTGAGCCAAAGACAGGTTTTTTTGGTGTATGGGTGACCAAACTGATACGGCTGAATGCTCTGTGTATACTCCGGCAAGCAGAACACCCGACTTGGCACCGGATTCTCTATGCAAATTCTGGGGACATCTGCCCACCAGAAACGCATGAACAGGTCTCGGCCTTGAATGCCAAGCATCACACGGTCTGCCTGAAGTTCATGCCCTTTCCAAAGATGTCTTGCCCCGGCGTTGCTTAGATAAGTGCAAGGCGGGTGAGCAATGAGCAAATCCCACTTGCCGACTTCATGCGCCACGCCGTCCATCGTCACGATTTGCCCCCCATCAACGGCCTTGAGTGCATCACCAAGAATGTGCCACTCAGGATGCCCGCCTGACGGCTCCTGAATATCGCAGGAGTAGGCTTCGTGGCCTTTTGCCCGGAACGCCTTGCACACTTCCTGCGATTCCTCGCAGGCAATCAGCACTTTCACCGTTTTCTTCCTCCCATCCATCCTTCTTTGTTGAAATCGTTGCGGCTGATCCGCTCTGCCGCGTGGTTCCCGTTGGTGTAGATGCGCTGCGCTTTCAGCTGACGCTTGTACTCGGCGTACTTCGGGCAGCTGTCGTGGCATACCGGGTGCCGGTCGAGGCAGTGAAAGCAGGGTTCAAGTTTTACCATCGGTCTGCACCCCGCTGTCACCATTGAGCATGTAACCAATGTGGTTCGGTGTGGTATCCAGCACCTGAACCGTTTGCTCTGCCCTGATTGCGTACAAGTCCCCCCAATTTCCGCTCCCATCCAGCCCGTCTTTCCAGTCGGTCAGGTACTTTTTCATAGATTCCGCGTCAATCACAGGCACTGCCGGTTCATCTTCCAGCACATCCATCGCGTCCATAATCTGACACGCGCGGCATCTTACGCCGTTGTAATTTTCGCAGCCACAGCAATATGCTGCTTTGATTTTTGCGATGGCTTTTTCACGGTCGATAAATTCACTCATTTTGTAATCTCCTTCGGCGGCAGCGGCATCCAGCCAACCACGTGAGCATCTACACGGTTATCGTAAATGTCATCCTGGTTGAAATAACGATATTCCCACCAGCCTTTAGGAATAAAGTAATCATCGCTTTCTTTATCGTAGGTTCCCCACTTGGAAATATCTTCCCAGTAGAAAGCGCTCTTTTGGGACAAGACTGTGCCATCTTCGTAGTTAGCCGTCGTAATCCCATATCCACCGCAGGCGGTTTCAAACAGAATCAGCACATCTTCTTCGACTTTCGGGGGATTCTTGTCAGGGTTGCGCCATGTCGGCCGCAGGGTTTCCGGGTCGATGGTTGGAGCCTCGTCCACGCTGTTCAGGGCATCCTTATAGCAGCATTCTTCAATAGTGAACGGATTGCTTGCACGAAGGTTCATTTCAATGCGCTTGTGCAAAGCGTTCGCGTCAATCAATCTTTTATCGCTCATTTTTCAATCTCCTTCTTTGTCGGCTCGCTCACTCGCAGCCTTGCCGCTTCACGCGGGGCGGTGGTGATATCAGCCTGCGCCTGCTTCAAAAATTCGGCACGGCGGTATGTAAGGTCTGGCATTTCAGCCAGCTCTGCAAGCCCTCCCACGCTCCCTGCATAGGATTTTGCCGCCGGGGGGAGTTGGTCATACAGGGATTTCAGCTCTTTCTGTCCGTCGCTACGCAGCAGCCCGCCCTTTTCGTCAATGCCGGTCACCATCGGGAACTTGCGCCAGCTCAAAAATGTCTGTGCCTTGCGTGCCGCTACAGCCAGAGCTTCCCACTCAGCGGACGGGTCAAGACACTGGGAAAGCTGCTTGAAGATGTCGGCCACCGTGACCGGATAAACGCATACCCGGTTCGCCGCCAGAAAAGCCCGCTTGACAGTATCGCCGTCATAGTCGCCAAACTGGTACGTCCACACATCGATGGTGGTCTGCATCTCATCATCGGTCAGTGGCTTGGAACCCAGCTTGTACAGCACAAAATTCATGCGGATCAGCTTTGCCACGTCTTCCCGTGTCATGTCTCAAACCCTCTTTCTCTGTCCATCTTCGCCAGCACCCGTGCAAGCTGGTCGTCTACGGTCTCGGTTGGCTGCTTGCCCCTCGGTCTGGTTTGTCGGCTTTGTTCGTTGGCTTCCACATCCCCCGGTGTGCGCAGGCCGTCCCGTTTCCAGCCGGACAATATGCCGTTGATGTAGCTCCACGAGCGCTTTCCGGATTCTGTGGCCTTGTCAATCGCCAGCAGGATCATCTCTGTGCTGTACTCCTGCCGCCACTTCTGCAGCTTGTCCAGTGCAGAGCGTGGGAAGTCCCCAACGGCCTGCTGATAATGCTGGACGATCTTGGAAAGTTCTACGTCAACGGCGGCGGCGCTATTATATATATCCCCGTTAGGGGATATAACAGTTCCAGTAACAGTTCCAGTTCCAGTAACAGTTCCAGTAACAGTATCATTATAGTTACCACTTGCTTGCACTTGGTAGCATGTGCTAGCATTTGCTGAGCTTGCTTTCATTTGAGCAGCACGGGCTTTTCCGGCTTCCCGGCGCTTTTGCTTGACGTTCTCGTACTTTTCTGCAGCCGAATCCACGCCATTGCACATAAACCGGAAATTTCCGCGCATTCCACGGTCGGAAAATGTTGGTTTTTCGCCTGTTCGGACGTACTTTGCCAAAGCCCGCATTAGCTGTCCTACTTCGGCATCTGTGTACTCTTCCAGCGCGTCGAACCAATCTAAATACGCGACAAACGACTTTTTTTCTTCTTTTGCCACTTGCTCACCTCCTTTGCACGCCCGTATAGCCAGATAGCACAGCTTGCGAGGTCAGAACGGCAGGTCGTCGGCATCATCGTTGATGGGGTCATACTCAGCAGAAGGGGCCGCTTCCGGAGCGCTGGTGCTGTGCGGCGCGTAGTCTGCAAGGCTTTCGCCGGGGTACATCTGCGCACCCTGCAGATCTGCCGGGTTTGCTGCCGGTTCTGCAGGTTCCGGCGGAGGGCCGGGCTGTGCCATCAGGTCGATCATCTGCTGCAGCCAGCGGAATGTCACCAGCCCGCCGGGCTGAACATCATCCGCGTCCACGTCGTAATAGATCTTGCCGTTATACTCCCGCTCTTTCAGCTTTTGAGCAAAAACTGTGACCTGATCGCCTTTCTGCAGCATGCCGTCCCACTGGTCAATGCCGTGCCAGAGGTTAACACCCACAAAGAAGCTCTGCCATTTCCCAGTCTCATCCTGTGTGCGGCTGGCTTTCAGGTCGAATTTTAGCACCTGCTTCTGCCCGGCATCCCGGAGCACCGGGTCTTTGGCGATCTCGCCGTGCAGCATGATGCCGTTCTTGGTCTGGACGATCATGCATCATCACCACCAAACGGATCATCGGCATTTTCCTCTGCAGAGGGTGCATCCGGGGCAGGGATCAGGGTGCCTGCCGTCTTGCGGTGACGGTGGGAACCTGCGTAAGGATCCAGCACCGGCAGTTCTTCAGGCGGCACCTCACGAGCGGTGCTTTCGGCATCCACACGCACCTCGCTCTCATCGTACAAAGCGCCAAAGGTAGACGGGAACGCTTCACGAAGGGCGTGCACCAGCGCTACCTTGCGGATCATGGTGGCCTTTTTGCCGTTCCAGAGGGATTTGCCGGTGTCATACTCGCTGAGCTTGACTTCCTCATAGCTGGCGCGGGTGCGGTCCTTGCGGTAGACCTTTGCCCAGCCGCCGAGAAGGGTCTCGCCGCCGTCTCCATCATAGACGATAGATCCCTCACGGTTCAGCAGCTGGCCATCTGCGGTCAGGACGATCACGCCGGCTTCAAAGCCGTCAAAGTTGGGGTTGCGCTCGGCCATCTGCAGATAACAGTTCTTGCCCAGCACGATGGTGCTGGCGGTGTCCTCGTTCTTGTTGTCGTAGTGGATCAGATAGGCTTCCTTGGTGAAGGGGTTCAGCTTGTACTGCTTGCAGGTCTCCAGAAAGATTTTGCATTCAGCATCGGTGGCTTTGTCGCAAATAAAACGCCGTACTTCGTCAAAACTGACGACGAGGTGCTGGCCATCGGCAGCAGTGATCTCCACCGGAACGGACGGGGATGCGGCCTGCATAGCAGTGCTGCCTGCACGGTTGGCGTTCTGGACGGAACGGTTTGCCAGAGCCTGTGCATTGGAAACGGACGAAGTAGGCGCGGGTGCGCCGGAACGAGTAAGTGCCATAAGTAAATACCTCCAAAATTATTTGATAGAACCATAGCGGAAACCGCGCTCTGCGGCTCCCTGCTTGAACCATGCGATATCCTCGCGGGTGAACTCCACCCAGAAACGATACTGCTTGCGGGCAGGGAGTTCCGGCTGTGCAGGTGCTGCAAAGCGCTGCAGCACTTCACAGTCCAGCCGACCGGAAGCGGTGATAAAGGCGTTGCTCTGGGCGCTCTGTTCAGCTTCCGCCTTGAGCTGACGCTCTTCCTCGGTGGGAGGGATGATCACCGGTGCGGCTGCGCGGGCACGTTCTGCGGCCTGCCTTTCTGCTTCTGCGCGGCGCAGCTTTTCCCGGTTGTCCTGCAGGCGCAGGTGTTCGGCAAGCGCGGCGTTCAGATCCAGCACACGAAGATATTCCAGCTTGCAGGCTTCAGCATCTTCGCCGCAGGTGTCCTGAATGATTTTCAACTCTTTCCGCCGTGTTTCAACATCCCGGCGCAGCTCCCGGCTGGCCTTTGCCAGATCATAGGTCTTGTTCAGCCACTGGGACACAAGCAGGCGGTCAAAGGGGATAAGCTCCCGCAGTTCTCCGATGCAGTCGGCATAGACAGCCCGCAGCGCATCCTGCTTATCCTGCCTCTCGGCTTCCTCCACAGCCTTGACCTGCTGGTCAATGGCACCGGAAACGGCCTTGCACCGGGTCTGCATCTGCTTTGTGCTCTGCAAGAACTCTTCCAGCGGCTTCATGTAAAAAGCCTTTGCGCTGCGGGCAGCGTCCGAGAGCTGCTTGTCCAGCTTGTTCACGGCGGCGCGGTCGGCCTTGGCATCCTTGATGGTCTCAGGGGTGTAGACGCGGCCAGTGTAGGCGGCCAGCATTTCGGTCAGATTCTGCTGCACCTCGGCTTCGTTCCATCGGATCGCGGGCAGTTCCGGGTGCTCCACACGGACGGTCAATTCTTCTTGCATAAATATTCACCACCTCTGATAAACTCTCTCACCATTGTTGTTATATACGATGTAGGTATTGCGAGGATAACCTTGCGCGTGTTCCTTTTCGGACAGTGCATCCGCCCGCTGGATCAGCTCTCCCACTGTCTGCGCAGAGCGTCTCTCTAAAAGTTTCGGCGGGTTTTCAAGCCCGTCATAGATTTGCAAAAGCGCCACTTGTAAAACCTCCTGTTTTGTGTTATTTTTGTGGTGATGGGCGGCAAAACTCATCACCCTTTTGGCTTGTCCGTGTTGGAGCACGGGCAGGCTCTTCTTTTTTGCGGCGTATCGGCGGCAGACTGTCCACCTCATCACGTCGAATAAGCTCTTTCTCAAAAATGTACTTGCGAGCCCGACGCCTGCCGTTGCTGCTGTGGCTGCTTGCGGAAGCAAAACTGTTTGCGGTTTTGTAACCCAGCCGTCTGGCACACATCTCAGACGTACCGCTGGCAATCAGGTCTCCGGTCTTGGCATCGTACACGGTGTACCACATGACATGGAGGACAGTGTCAGGCATACGTGATCTCCCCAGACTCCTCTTGCAGCATCTCCCGCACGTTGTCCATTTCTTCGGCGCACATCTCCCAGACGTTTGCCCGTGCGGAGTATCCGGCCCGGACAACAATGTCATCTGAAGCTTCGGCTTCTCGCCTGCAGCTTTCGGAAAGCCGCGTGTAGGATTTGACTTTGTCCTCAACGTATTCTTTGGCCGTCATCACGCCCCACGCTCCTGATTCTCCGGATATTCCGGGTTGCGGGCGTGGGTTCGGTTGATTTTGCCGTACTTGCGCCGCTTTGCGGCTCTCTCCCTGTCCTCTGCGGCAAAGCCCAGACGAGCTAGCAGAACAGCGGCCAAAATCAGCACCAGCGACACCACAAACAGCGTGCCGGAGATGTATCCGACGGTCTGCGCGGTGCCCTCTGCGCCCATAGCTGTGCCCATTCCAACGCCGCCAAAAATAACGGCCATCCAGTAGTAAGTAGTGGATTTTAGCTTCATTCTTTCGGATCCTCCTTTGTGTAAACCTTTTCGAGCTTATAAAAATCTTTCACCCACGCCATAAATCCGGCGCGTGAGATCAGCGGAGCGGCGCTTTTGGTGTCAATAGACGGCACCGCCCATGCTGGGAAGCTGCCGGCCTGAATCATACCGGTAAAGATCGGCTCGCTCACCGAGATGTTGTTATCACGCATGATCTGGCAGCACTCTGCAATTCCCATGCTCTTCTTCACTGCCGCACTCCTCCTTTTTCTCTCTCAGCTGCCGCTTCATCTGGATGTGCTCCAGCCGTTCCGGTTGCCTTGCATCCCAGCGCTGTTCAAGCCAGCGCTTGTTGTAGTGCTTCTTCACGGCTTGACCTCCACAAACTCGCCATTTTTGAGGGTGTACCAGACGTTTTCCTTGATGTGAGTTCCGTCTACTTTTGCCATCTTTGCCCACAGCATGTGGTGGTCATCATCGTACTCGGTCAGCACCAGATAGCAGCCCAGTGCGCCGCACGCCTTACCGCAAGCACCGTTTACAACGGCAATGCTATCTTTTCCGTCTGCTTTTGCGCTGCAATAAGCCCCAGTGGCTGCCGCCGTGCTGGAATAGCCGCTGGAACCCGCTGTGCTGCAATCGCCGCTGGACCCCGCCGTGCTGAAATCGCCGCTGGACCCCGCCGTGCTGGAATTGCCGCTGGAACCCGCCGTGCTGAAATAGCCGCTGGAACCCGCCGTGCTGAAATCGCCGCTGGACCCCGCCGTGCTGGAATTGCCGCTGGAACCCGCCGTGCTGCAATCGCCGCTGGAACCCGCCGTGCTGAAATCGCCGCTGGACCCCGCCGTGCTGGAATAGCCGCTGGACCCCGCGGTGCTGGAATAGCCGCTGGAACCCGCCGTGCTGAAATAGCCGCTGGAACCCGCCGTGCTGGAATTGCCGCTGGAACCCGCCGTGCTGGAATAGCCGCTGGAACCCGCTGTGCTGAAATCGCCGCTGGAACCCGCCGTGCTGAAATAGCCGCTGGACCCCGCTGTGCTGAAATCGCCGCTGGAAAAAGGTTCTTTGCCCTTCACCCGATTAAAAACGGCATTCACCGTAGCTTTTACCAGCCCTGCAAAATTCACCTCACCTTTCACCGTCAGCTCAGTGCAGGCCAGTTTACTGTCCTCTCCGCTTTTATCCACGTTCCCGCCGCACTCGACCTCAAAAAAGCGCGGGCTATCCCTCAGCGGGTAGTAGTGCAGCACATCCAGCGGGTTCTCGCAGGCGTGCATTCCGGCATTGCAACAGTCCGCCTTGTCCTCATAGTAGGTCTTGCCCACCTCGTACTGCTTGCCACGGCACATCATGTTTTTGTCCATGGCCTTGTATGCGATGATCTTTTCACTCATGCTCATAACCTTCCTTATTTGTGTGTTTCTTCTGTGCAGGCATGGTCAGCGCCTCACTTCTTAGAGCTGCCAAAGCTGCCAAGGAGCCAGAGCGCGATCCAGGCCGCCGTTCCGGCGGCCCAGGTGAACGTCCAGTGCATCAATGCGCAGATGGCCCACACGGCGGCGCAGGTAACGCCCCACGAGATGCCCAGAAGAGCGGCAAACGCGATGATGATCGCCAGTGCTTCACCCATTGTTCCGCACCCCCTTTGCGGCGCTCTCAGCTGCCTGTGCCGCTGAGTCCGCGCACCACTTGCCCGCCGGGGCGGTCTTGCAAGGGTCTGCCGGGGCTGCTGCAGCTTCGTCCTCTTCCAGCAGCTGCTTCAAATCCTCCTGCATCCAGTGGTAAATGCTGGCCTTCTCCGAAGCGTTTTCCTCTTCTTTGGTAGGCATCTTGCCGAGCATAGTGCGAAATGCACCTCCAGCGACATTAACCATAGCCTGCTGCTCCAACTCGTTGTACTTGCCGATAAGCTTACAAATTTTATCTCGCATCGTAAATTTCATAAAGATCCTCCTTGCATCAATGACACATAACAATGTTGGACGAATGAACCAGATAGGTCACACCGTCAATCACAACCTGAAGCTGGTCGCCTTCATAGTCGCACCAGCTTTCGACCTTGCCCGGCTGGCTGCCGGGTGGTTTCGACCATTGCCGGAGGTCATCATCAGGTGGGGTTGTTCAGGGCGAGTATTCCACGCTTCAATAGTTCGTTGCCTTCCAAGTTCCCCGCGATGTTCATAAAAATCGCGGGTAAATGTGATATTGCATTTCGGACATCTAATCCGAATGCCCTCAGTATTAGATTCAGTGATGGTCGTATGCTTCTGCCCGCAGAAAGGGCACGGTTTCAGCGTTTCCTTTTTCATCGTTCACGCCTCCTTAAACACCTTCACGCCGTCCTGGTTGTGCTGCCGGGCGGCAAGCTCCATCTGCTCCACGCTCTGCCTGTGCTCCACGCTGGGCAGCATTCCCACGGCCTTGAGCTGCTCATAAATGAACCGCTGACCCGCTTCCGTCCATACGGTGGTGTTCTTGGTGTCCCACTCGCCGGTGCTCTTGTGCTGGAACGGCGTGGATTTGCGGTTTTTGGTGTAGCCCTTGCCGCAATACTTGGCGTATAGCACCCACTGGCCGTCGCTGGTCTTGTACTGGATCTTCAGTCCGTGGAGGATGCTGTTGAGTTTCTCGGCGCTCAGGCCGTAATCCTTGGCAAGGCTGGTAGTGGTGCGGCAGTTCTTGCCCACGCACACCGCCCGGGCATACTCTGCATCCGGTTTCAGGTCGTTGTTCTCTGCCAGAAGCTGGCGGTTGGCGGCCTTGAGCTGGTCGTTCTGCTTCTGGGCGATCAGCACCGCACGGCGCATGACCGCTTCCGGGCTGTTCCATTGCGCCTCCACAGCCAGAAAATATTGCCGGGCCTGCTTGCCACGCTCGTTGCGCTGGATCATGCACAGCTCTTTGGCCATTGGGATGGTGAGTTGGTGGTCGGTGCTGCGTCCACCGTTTACTAAATTTTTAGTAAGCGACACATAATCGACATTTTCGGCAAATCCGTAGGCAGTCATGTTGTTAAACCAGTCATTATATCTGGATTTGACACCAAGAAACTCGTGCAGCTCCCGGCCGCTCACCGTGGGGCGCTCCGGGTTATCGTAGCTAATGGGGATGAGATTGTTTAATTCGCTCATGCCGTTTTGTCCTCCTTTTCCTTGATGATCTCGCTGACGGCAGTTTCCATCTTTTCACGGATGCCGCGCGGCTTGCGCTTGCTGTTCAGGATCATCGAGCAATAGCTCTTCGTCCATCCCAGACGTTCTGCAAGCTGGTCCAGCGTGACTTCGTTGTTGTGCATTCGGCCAATCAGTCTTCCGGTCCACGGTTCAGGCACTCTTCCACCTCCCTGTTTTTGGTTAATAAATTGACAGCGGCGCACCGATTTGCTATACTGTTCAAGGCTCCTAGTTAAACTGATTCAAAAGGAAGGTGATTTCGATGACCAAACTTTTGAGCCAGCCAGTTCCAGACACGAGCAAGTGCGTGAAGCGCTAGGGCTTACAAGGCGGTGCCGACCCGCCAAAGGAAGCGGCGTACCCATAGCCCTGCAAGTTGTTTTTGCAGCCCCGGTGTTACTTTTACGCCGCGCATGGTGCAAAAGACGTGCAAACGCGCATGTTTGCATTACCGCCGGGGTGCAAGTGCGTTCTGGTTACAAATCGGTGAAAAGTCCGTCTGTGAAACAACCGCAGGCGGGCTTTTTCTTGTCACCGTGTCAAAAATACTTGTTGCAAATGTTCACAAAACGTGCTATTATGTAGGTGCGAAGTACTTAATAGCTAACAAGCAAACGCCTATTGTTTTGGGTGTCTCTTGTGTTGCGTTTGTTTACATCCAACAAGCACAGTATAGTACAAACAAACGCAACAGTCAAGGCATTTTGTTGCGTTTGTTCACTTTCGTATGTTTGCACAAAAACGGAGGTGTCATTTTGTTTTACTTGAACTTTGTGCGCCTTTGTAACAGGATTGGGAAATCTCCGTCAGCCGTTGCGGAAGAAATGGGCTTTCAGCGCTCTGTCGTTACCAGATGGAGCAATGGATCAGTGCCAAGAAAAGCGACGATTGAAAAAATTGCCACATTTTTTAATGTTCCGTCTGAGGAGCTCACCGGCGAAAGCGAACAAAAAGAAAAGCCCGCTCCCCAGATGGAGAACGGGCTGGATGCAAAGGCGCAGGCCACTCTTAATAAGATGAAAAATCTTTCGCCTGAACAGCAGGCGGCATTTTGGGATATGCTGAACACTACGATTGATGCCGTTTTGAATATGCCGGATGGTGACGGGAATGGTTAGCGAAGCCCAGATTCATAAAGGCATGAAAGTGATTTGTGACTATTACGAAACCCACGAAGATGACGATTATTTTACGCCTAGCATTTTTATTAAAAATGGCATAAAAAATCCAAAGTCTTTGATTGACTCTTTGTGGGCGGATGGCTTGATAACGGTATATGATTTTACAGAAAATGGAATTTTTGAGAATTTTTCTATTTCTCTTACTCAAAAGGGCGTTCTTTATTTTATCGAAAAGCAAAGACAGCAGAGAATCAGCCGCAAACAATTTGCTCAGAGTGTTGTTATTGCGGTGCTCTCTGCTGTCGTGAGTACGGTATTGACGCTTTTTGTATCTCAAAGAAGCGAAGGGTCAGGAACCTCCAGCTCGTAATTCGGGGCATCCAGCGCTTTAACAAAAATGGTTTTGTAAAAGCGTAGCTTTTTTTCATCCACTTTTTCGGTGTCGAGAGCGAAATACCCGCCGCGTCCGTCCTTTACCCTAAAAATGGTTTTGGGGCAAAGTTCGCAGATACTTCCGAGGGTCACGCCTGTATACATGACTTCTGCTCGGAAAAGGTCGTCAAGGTGCTTATGTTCCGGCTCCGGTTCCGGCTTTCGACGAAAAAGAGCAAAATCATTGAAGTGAAGAAACTCGTAGACCAGAATTGCAAGCATCGCTGCAATGAGGATAACAATGATAAGCAGAAGAAGCGTATTACCGGACATTTTGCATAGCCTCCTTTAAGAGTTTATCCACGTCGATACCAAGGGAAAGTGCAATCTTGATTTTCTCAAGTATAACACATTCCGTGGTTTCTTTCATCAACTTTGTGCTATTTTCTTGCACTTTCTTTCCCTCCTTTGGCAAAGCTCTTTGATAATTTTGTTTTATGGCAGCTGGTTGGCTGCTCATTTTTGTTTATGAGGTGATTATCGTGAAAAGAAGAGCGTTTCTTGCACTGGGTTTGACTGCGGCTTTGTCCATTCCTTTTGCCATGACGGCTTTTGCAGATGAGAGTCAGTACAAAGCAGGTCAAACAGTCGAGTTTTCCGGACAAACCGATTTTGACTATTATTATACTTATACCAACGATCAAACAAATTACAAGTGTTTTTCAGTCATCGAGAACGGCCAGCGTTGGTATGCGGCGGTCACTGAAAGTTGGTATGAATACTGCAAAAACGCATTTGCAAACCAGCCAGTTGCGTTTAATGGGAAATTCCAAAACGTTGCAGGAGATGGAGCCCCAGTTGTTCTGATTGAGAAGAGAATCCAAACGAACGAAAAAGGAGAAAAAACTACAACCGATTTACGTGACTGCATTTGGGCTGCAAATTGTGGAACCTCCACAAGCCCGAATTTTAAGCTGTTCGACGAATTGTATAGTGCTGGAACGACTACTATTGCAGACGATAGCTCTTACATCAAGATCGATTCAAACCCTCTCAATGCAAAAAGCGGTTCATTCTTTGAGTATATGTATCGGGATCCCGCAACAAGAAACATTAAGTTGATGAATGAACTGCTTGTTCTTCCTGATTGGGTTTATGAGGAAATGATGGCAACCAAAGCCATTGACGGCCGTCAAAAGGAGACTTTTGATAATGTCACGGTCACTTGGTCTTACTCTCCAAATCAAGGGCTTGAAGTCGTGTACCGGCTCAATAAGTAAATCTGTTTACAACCGCATTATACAACTGTGTGTTGTCGCAGTCAATGGGTTTACCCATCACTCTTTTTGATAGGTTTCATCAAACTGTTGCATTTTTTGCAACAGCTCCCCTGCTCCAGTCTCTGCGCCGCCGGGCGTTTTGGCTGCCGCATGTAAGGTGTGTAGGGCATTGACCTTGCGGGCGGCGTACATCATGGCACGCGCCTGCTGCTCCGGTGTCATATCAACGTAGCAGGCCAGCGCCGCGCGGATGTGATTGCAGAAATGGCTTGTCTTTTCCATGGTCAGTCCTCCCAAGGCTGCGGGGTGCGCTCGGTTCCGGTCAAAACGCTGGCAGGCATCCCGTCAATGATGGTCGTTTCGGTTCCTTTACCGTTTCTTTGATCAAAATCCATTTTGTTTTCCCCTTTCTTTTGTGCATATTTATGTCTTATGTTCCAAATTTTACCATGCGCCGTTGGAAAACAAAATACGGATATTTTTTGTCGAATGGCGCAGATTTTTTCTGCGCCATTTTCTGTTAAAAACACGTTGGTTTCATGGGGGTGAAAGTATGAGTTATTTTACGGCGACCCAGATCGGGAAAGCGCTTGCAAAGGCCCGGGTATCTGCCGGCCTGAGCCAAGTGGAGATCGCAAGACGCATCGAAAAGGGTGAGCGGACGGTGCAGAGCTGGGAAAAAGGCTGCACCAGCCCGGACAGCGACGAGATCATGGATTGGTGTACGGCCTGCGGGGCATCCCCCATCGCCGTGTTTATGGAGATGATTCACCCGGAGCTGTACGCGGCACCCGATGACGGAAAGACCGACACAGAGCTGGACGCAAAGCTGTGCCGCTTTGTGGTAAACTTGCCACCGCTGACGAAACGACTGCTTCTTTTCGTGCTGAAGGGCAACCATGGCAGCAGCCCGTCCGCTGTGATTTCCGAGGTAGCCGCCAACCTGCACTGCCCACTCAACAACCGGGTCAGCGTGTGCGGAATCATCATCAACCAATACAACTTTGCCCAGAACATGGGATTAGACCCCTGCCCGGACGACCCACAGCCGCCAATAGACGATTTGAAGGTAAATTACAAGGCCGGGCGTGAAGCTTCGGAAAAAGGCGCGCAGGGTTACATCGGGCGAAAAAAGGAGTAAGCTATGAAGTGCATAAGACCATGTTGCCGGAAGGAGATCCCGGATGGTGCTTCTTTTTGTCCGTGGTGCGGGAAGAAACAGCCGGAAGCCGCCCCGCAGCAAAGAAAAAAGCGCCGCCGTCCAAAGGGCAGCGGCAGCGTGTATAAACTGAGTGGGACGCGGGCAAGACCGTATGTTGCACTCACAGCCCGCAGGGATGTTCTGGGCACGTTTGAAACGGCAGGCGAAGCAGTACAAGCGCTGGACGCTTACAACGCCCAGAACACCCCCGCTGCGCTTCTGAAATGCACCTTTGCAGATGCCTATACCCAATGGAAAGCTCAACCAAAGTTTCAAAAGCTCAGCACGGACATGCAAAAGGGGTACGAGCTGGCCTATGCAAAGGCCGCGCCGCTGTACGACCGACAATTGCGGGACTTGAAGGCGGCGGATTATCAACAGGTCATTGACGCAATGGTTGAAAAGGGTCTATCTCGCAGCTCCTGTGAAAAACAGCGCACGCTTTTTAGCCAGATCTGCGAGTGGGCAATGGCGCAGGACATCATAAACAAAAATTATGCCATGCTACTGCAGCTCCCGGCGGCTACAGGAAAAGCGGAGCGCACTCTGACTGCAGCCGAGATAGAGCAGATCAGCATCTACCAGAATGACCCAAAATTCGGGCAGACGGCTCAGATCGCCATGGTGCTGCTGTACACCGGTATGCGCATTGATGAACTGCTCTCTATGCGCTGTGAGGACGTGCATCTGAAGGAGCACTATATGCAGGGCGGCGAAAAGACCGAGGCAGGCAAAAACCGCATTATCCCGATTCTTGAACCGATTTACAAGACGGTAGCTTTTTGGATGCTGAACAGCGGCTGTGAGTGGCTGATACCGTCTAAAGCCGGTACAAAGCTGGACAAGCGCAACGTGGCTACAAAGTTTAGAGCCTTGATGCAGGAGTGCCACATAGAGGGGGTGCATCCGCATACGCTGCGCCACACGGCCAGCAGCAAGATGGTGGAGTGCGGCCTGGAAAAGACTGCCGTGCAAGCCATCTTGGGTCACAAAAATTTCTCCACCACAGCAAACAAGTACGTCTCCCACAATGACCCGGATTATCTGTTGCAGGAAATGCGAAAGATGAAGTATTGATTTGTTAGATTGTTTGTTAGATTGTCACGTTCATTCAGGAGATTTTAAGGCATTTCAAGCAAAAAGAAAAACGCACAGACGACTTGTTTTAATCGTTCGTGCGTTTATTTTTGGAGCTGGTGACAGGAGTTGAACCTGCAACCCACTGATTACAAATCAAGTTTATTTAACGTATTGATGTAAATAATTATCGATTTGTTTGATTGTTGTTAGATTATACGCATCGTGCCAAAACGCTGAAGCTTATGCAAAAATAGCACATTCTATGTCTTTTTACAAGTCACTTATCTTCCGCATTACTAGCTCATACTCTTTCGGATACACCAGCTTTATTGCCTTCATGTGCTCGTCAAGCACCTGCATCAGACCGTCAAAAGGAACAGAGCTGGCAGCCGCCACAAAGTCGCTTTGCGGTTCCGCTGCCGTGGAGTAAGCCGCCGCATAAGTCGCTGGTGGCAGTGCCTGGATCTGCGTTTTAGGTGCGTGTGCTTCTTCCAGCTCGTCCCGCACAGTGCAGAGGGCGGCAAGCTTTTCCACGCTCTGCCAGTCCGTCGAACCGCATTTCAGCTTGTGAATATGGGTGTTGATCTCGTCAATGTCCATGCCTGCCGCCCCCTTTCTTATGCGTTCCGCAGGATGTCGGCTGCCCGTTTGTATGCGTCACGCTCGGTGCCGGTCGCGTCCTGCATCATGTTTTCGATGTCAGAGATCATACGCTCTCTGCCATCTCCGCGCGAGTAGTGCCCGCGCACATAATGCCGACCGCGGTTTGCGTAGCTGTTGCCACGGTTGTAGTTTTCGGTGCGCCCATAGTTTCCGCGCATGTCAGCTTCCCACTCGCCCGCACGGCTGTACTCGCCGCCCTCACAGTAATCCTCAATGCGGTGGATGTCCAGAATGATGTCCACGATCTCGCCGATCATCTCAACATCGCCCGGGGAACGGTTCTTTTTGTCGGTCAGCTCCATGAGCTCGTCGCACATTTCATCTTTCAGATGGTTCAGTTTATCCAGCATGGCTTTATCTCCTTTCTTATGCTACCCGCTCAACAATCAGGTTGCTGTTTGCAATGCTGACCGCCTGCGCGCTGGTGTTCTTAACTGCCACAGTTACGCAGCAGCCGCGCGGCACCTCGATGAACGCTGCCACAAAAACATTGAAGTAGTTTTCGACTGCAGCAGGTGTGACAATGGCGGTCGCGCTATTGAGTGCCTCACCGCCGACAGCCAACGCCACGGAAACGGGCCCCACGGTGCCGCCGGTGGGAATGGCAATATTTCCGCCAAAGCTCACCTTGAAACGGGCCCGGCACTGCCCGCTTGTCAGGCCGCGAAGTGTCACAAGGCCGCTGCCAGCACGGTGCACAATGCACGCAGGCGCTTTCGCCGCAGTCTCCGTCAACGGGAGATTCTGCCCAGCGGCTACTGCCACGGTATTGGAATTCGTAAATTCAGCCATTTTATCGGCTCCTTTCATAAAAAGCGCCGGGACTTCTGCCCCGGCGCTCTGGTTTGCAAAATCAGCTCAGGGGCTGAACATTTTGATGTGGGCATTTCCATTTTGGAAACAACCACTCAAAAAGCTGTCGTGATTCGGTTATGCGCAGTTGCCGCAGCCGGTCCCACAGCCATAGTAAATGGCGTTGGGGTTGGGCACCTGATAGGCAGGCACGGGAGCTTTCTGCTGCAAAGTCCCGATGATCTGGTTGGTCTGAGCGTTCATCGCGGTGGTTAGGAACGCGCTCTGGCGATCCTGAGAAGCAGCCCGGCGCAGCTCGTTGTTCTCGCTCTGCAGGGTGGCGATCTTATCATTGGTCAGGAAGTCGAGCACCGCGCGGGTGTTGCTGTTCTGATTCTCGATGATGTCCCGGGTGTTGTTGTTCATGGTGTTCTGCGTTGCGCAGAAGCCCTGCTGCATCTGGTTCCGGGTGTCGCATTCCTGGGTGGCAATGTTGTAGTTAACGCCCTGGATCGCGGTCTGGGTCTTGCAGCAGCAGTCTGCCAGCTGTGTAGCCAGAGCATTCTGACCCTGCATCAGCGCAACGTTGGTGCTGTTGAAGCCCTGCTGCATGGCGTTGGTGACACCGTTCAGGCCCTGCTGCACGCCGTTGAAGCCCTGAAGCATCCCGGTGTTCATGGCATAGAAGCCATCACACAGGCCGCTTTCCAGCCCGTTCAGCTTGTTCATGACGCTCTGGTTGTCGAAGCCGCGCTGCAGGTCTGCCTGGGTCACTGCGCTGGTCATATAAGGCGAAGCACTGCCCATGCCGCCGCCCCAGCCAAAGCCGCCCATGCCGCCCCAGCCGAACATGCCGAAAATCAGGAAGAGGACAATCCAACCCATCCAGTCGCCGCCCCAGCCGTTGAAGCCGTTGCTGTAACCGTTGGCGGGCTGTACCGGCATGGTCAGAACCGTGCTATCAGAAGAAAGAGACATAGTTTTACTCCTTTACGTTAGATTTTGAAATTTATTCTAAATGCGGCCGCATTTCAGAATCCAAACATGTTTTTCATGCCGTTGAGCATCGGCGCGATCTGCTGTGCCCGCTGCTGAATGGCGTTGAGCTGCTGTTGTGAGAGCTGGCCGGAGGTAAGCATCTGGTTTATCATCTCCTGCGGGTTCTTGCCCTGCATCTGGCCCATAAACTGTTGAAACTGCCCGCCAATAGGGTTCTGGGTCTGCCGGCCCATCGAATTAAACAAGCTGCTGCCCATCGTTTAGCCCTCCTTTTCCGGCTCTGGTGCTTCCTGCTTCTCCAACGCCGCCAGCTTTGCCGCCAGCGCGTCGAACTCCTTGCGGGTGACATACTCCCCGCCTGCGGCTTGCGTGGCAGCGATCGACGCTTTGGGGCCGCTGGTGCGTTCTTTGTAGTCGTAGATGCGGAGAGGAAACGGCCTGCCGTCCTGCCCCACTTCTTTGATGTAAAAGGTATCGGAATCGGCATCCAGTAAAAGCACCCGGCTCCCGTTGGCAACCAGATAGCCCCGAGCTGCCGCTTCACCCTGTACCCAGATAAAGCCGCTGTCAGCCGGTGCGGACTGCCCCTGCATTGTCGGCATCATGACGGGCTGGGGCTGGTACTGTGCTGCTCTGAGCTGTTCAAGCTGCCCCTGCGGCTGTTGCGGGTAATACACTTGTGGGTATCCGTTATAGATCGGCATTGCTTAGTCCTCCTTATACCAGTAGTAGATCGGGCACTCCCTGCCGCTGTCCCAGCTGTCCCACCACTCGCCGTTGACCACAGCCAGAACGTGCCCGGAGCAGCCCAGCACATACACGCCACGCGGGTACTCCCGGGCAAAATCTGCCACGGTGTAACAGGTGGTGCAGTCCGCTTCCACCATGCGGCGCTTGTAACCCTGCTTTTGGAGGTACGCGCCCCATGTACGGTTGGCGCTGGGCATATCGCCGAGGGCGTAACCAGTGAGCGCCAGCGCAATATACGCCTGCTCCCAGCTCTGCCCAGTAGCTGCAGATACTGCACGCACGGCACAGTCTCCGACGCTGCTCCCGTGAGGGTTCGGGTTATACTTGTGCCACATGGGCGCTCATCCCCTCCCTTTGCGCCCAGTGTACTTTTTTAAACCGCCGGGAGAGACAACGAACGCCAAACGAAGGACAAAAAAGAAAAGCGCCCACACGGGAAAATCCGCATGAGCGCTTAACTGTTAAGGGCTTCACAATGGAAGCAAGCCTAAAATATCACGTTTCAACTTTCACGGCAAGCCTTTTGACAAAACTAGTGCAAATAATACAAAATCCCCCACTTTGCCTATAAAGTAACCCGCGTGAAACGCAGGGCTTCGGCAAAGCAGGGGATTTTTTTGTAAAATCAAGAGCGGAACCGCCCACAGGCAATACCGCTCTCTACAAAGGCCGTAGCCTTTCAAATCATAAATCGTATGGCGTATAATGCAAAGACGCATATACCGATAAAACCACGCCTATAAATGCACTATGCCAAAATGGAAGGACGGTTTTTAGAACGCTTGATGTCGCCCCAAAAATAATCAGAGCGAACAAAACGCGGGACAAAAAGTGATATATTTTATTTGCCATAATTCATATAAAATCGTCTCCCGCATGGTACGCACTATAAGTAGGCGGACGGGAGACTGTATCAACAAAAAAGACACGCCATGATACGCATCGTTGAGAGGCTTGACGTGTTCAGATATCCACCCTGTTGCGCTTCTTCGAGAGGCCGGGTGGATTTGTTGAGATTATTATACCACAAATCGTGCAAAAAGAAAAGCGGCAGACCCGAAAGCCTGCCGCTTCAATGCGTTTCGTGAAAAAAATCGCACCCAATTGATGTTATTATATCACACGCCTAGCATTTTATCAATGCGTTTCAGCCGGTAGCCTATCGCCGTCCGGCTGTAATGGGTCTGTGCTGCAATATCCGGCAGCGGGAGCCGCTCAACGTACCGCAGTAAAGCTATCTTACGGTCTACCC